TTTTGATTTAGTTACTTACTATTTAAAAGACGAACACAAAGAACGAAGAAGTATTGCAGGAGCATCACTTCAAAATCAAGGAACATCTGGAGTACGAGATAACACAGACTTTCCAGACCACATAAAGAGAGTACTTGATTTATATAGAGTTATAATTTAGTGTCTAGTGCAAGCTTAAAGAAGTTTTTAGAAAAACAGTTAAAACATATACAAGAAGATAGAATTCTTGAAAGCTATGGAGGAGGATCAAAAGGTAAAGAAAGACCTGCTGTCCCTAACGGCTACGTAGGCGGTGGCTCTAGTACAGATATATTTAAACAAAGTACTAGGGGTAAGGCACAATATTTAGAAGGACAACTATTTGTTTTAGTAAAGAAAGACTTTGATAAAGAAAGTCATGAAATATTAAAATATCTTGGAGTAGATAAGCATAAAAATGCAGGAAAAGCTCAAAGAGAACTTTATAATACAACACTAAAACATTTAATTAAAATAGAAAGAGCAAGCATATCAAAAATTGATAAAGATAGACTAAGTGCATTAAATGCAACAAGAAAAAGCCCAAAGTTTAGAAAAAATTTTTCAGGAACTTATAAAGCGATAATTATAAATACTTATCAACAGCTTAAAGATTCAAAAAAACCTTCGGCAGCTTTTGGAACGGCACTAAAAAAAGTACTAACCGATAATTTTCCTAATATGGACGAGCCAGGTAAAGTATTTGGAGGTAGCCTTAAAAACAAGGATGGAAGATTTGTAGGGTATCAGCTAGGACATGGTGACTATGGACAAGCTGTTTCAGGAATGCGAGCTCAAAGAGTACGAGATAATGTTACAGAAGACAGCACGTTATCAAAAGAGGACAAAGCTAAAGCACTAGCGATCTTTCAAGAAGCAGAATTAAAAGATGTTTTTGCCAAATTTGATCACGAGGTCATGTTTGATGAAAATGGAAAATTTAGAAAAGATTATGTATTAATTTTATCAATGCAATCAGCAGAAGAAAATCAAAGAGATGCAAGAGATAAAGAAAAGAATGTTGTAAAAGACTTAGAAAATCACATAGGCACACTTATTACAGATCCTAACTCTACACCTTTGGTAGAAATGATAAGACAATCTATTTTATCTAGTTTCTCAAAATCAAAGCATGTACAACATAAAGGAAAAGTAAAAGCAAGATTTAGCGAAAAAAGTAAGGCTCGAGATAAAAGAAAAATGCGTACACAAAGAGGTACGAACGAAAGAATTGTTGTTGGCGGATCAATGTTTAATCAAATCAGAAAAAAAGATGTTACGCCAAAAAAGAGAAAACAAAATAAGCAAGACAATAGAAGCCTATTAGCATACTTAACAGAAATTAACAAGAGATTACCGAAAAAAATAGAAGAAAACATGGGACCTCCTGCATTAGAAAGTAGAACAGGAGGATTCTCAAGTAGCGTGAGAGCTGTAGATGTAAATAAAACAGCACAAGGGCACCCAAGTATAGGCTATACATATGCTAAAAATCCTTACCAAGTATTTGAACAAGGTAGGGGACAAAAACCTTGGGCCTCCCCAGAAAGAGACCCTAGAACACTTATTGATAGGTCTCTAAGAGAAATAGCAGTTGAACTAGCTTTGGGAAGATTCTACACAAGGAGATTATAGTGGCAAATAGAGATTATACAACAAGACGCAGTAGCATAGTAAATGCATTTGTAGATTTACTAGGACAAGTGAATGGAACAGGAAAATTTAAGTCTGAAATAGCAACTATAGAACCTAGAATAAAATTTTGGGATGAAGTTGAAGAATTTCCCGCTATTCATGTGAACTCAGGGAGTGAAACTCGAGAGTACATGGGAGGAGGAGAGAAATTCAGATTTTTAACAGTAACTTTTAGATGTTACGTTAATGAAGAAGATGCTGTAATAGCATTAGAAAAATTACTGGAGGATGTTGAAACAATTATTGAAGACAATAATCCTCTAACTTATACAGACCCTTTAGGTAATACTATAAATACTATACAACATACTATAGTTAGCATAGATACCGATGAAGGAGTTTTAGAACCTTTGGGTATTGGTGAAATTATCACTGAAATTCAATATTAATGAAAACGGATAAGCAGATAAAATTCTAGCTGACCCCTTTTCAAAGCAAAAATAGGAGAATGTAAAATGGCAGATACATTTTATTACTCGAGAGATACTAAATTACATCTTACTGATAGCGCAGGAGCAATCTATAAGATACCAGTTTTAGATGGATTCAGTTTTTCTCAAGCAACCAATGCAACGGAAGTTACATTAAACGAGATGGCAACAACAGCAGGTGCGAGTAGAAGATCTAGACAAATGTTTACTGATTCTTACGCTCCAGCCGAATGGTCATTTCAAACCTACATCAGACCTTTTACGTCTGGTGGAGCAGGATCAGGTGGTGAACACTCTAGTGCTTTCAGTCACGTAGTAGAAGAAGCACTATGGAATGCTTTAGCCGGTACCAAAGCTGTTGGCGTTTCGCCAAGCGGCATTGATGGACCAGGCTTTACATCCCCAGATGCAAATGGAGCGGATTTAACTTTCGCAAAATCTAACAATGTTACTTTAGACACTTTTGATTTACATTTTGAAATGGGTAGTGGTAAAACTAATCCAACAATTTATAAAATAGAAGGATGTGTTGTAAACGAAGTTTCGATTGATTTTGATATCGATGGTATTGCAACAGCAAATTGGTCAGGAATGGGTCAAATTATAACTGATGAATCTTCAATGCCAACCGCAACAATTTTCGAAGGAACAGCAGCAGCTGATACTAATAATTTCATTAGAAATCGATTAACTGACTTAACTGTAACAGCAACAGCAGCTGGCGATATTACTACTGCTTATAGTTTAACATTAACAGGTGGAAATATTACTATTGGAAACAATATGTCATTTTTAACACCTGAAACACTAGGAATTGTAAATCAGCCTTTAGGGCATGTTACAGGAACTCGTTCTGTAACAGGTAATTTTACTTGTTACTTAAATACTCCAGCTTCTGGAGCTTCGAGCGCAGACTTATTTGAAGATATTATAGAGTCTACCAGTGTAATAACAAATGATTTTAACCTAGTATTTATAGTAGGTGGAACAGGTAATACTCCAAGAGTTACAATGACATTACCAACATGTCACTTGGAAGTACCTACGCATTCAATTGATGATATTATAAGTTTGGAAACAACTTTCCATGCTTTACCAACTTCAGTTGACGGAGCAGACGAAATAACAATGGAGTTTGTAGGACCAACCGTAACATAATAATTAATTTAGAAGGGAGGGGCAACCCTCCCCTCATTTAACCAGGAAACAGAATGACAGAACAAGAAAACAAATCAGTATCACTAGCGAGTTTATTAACTCCAAGCAAAACAGTATCAGTAGATTATCCTAGCATGGCTGGATTCTCTGTTGACCTTTGTTATCTAGCAAGGGAAGAATTACTAAAACTACGAAGTCGTTGTCTTTCACAAAAGTTTAATCGTAAAACACGAGCTTTTGATGAACAACTTGACGAAGATAAGTTTTTAGTAGAGTACGTAAAAGCTGTAATCAAAGGATGGAAAGGCTTAAAATATTCTTACCTCGAAGAGCTTCTATTGGTGGACATTAGTAGTCTTGATCCCGACGATGAACTTTCTCATACTCAAGAAAATGCTGAAACGCTGATGAAAAATGCAGCTGATTTTGACACTTGGGTTACAGAAGTTACAGGTGATCTAGAAAATTTTACCAAAGCCAAGTAACACAAATACTTGGTCTTTTAGACAAACAATATAAAGACGGGCAAATAGCTTTTGATACTTACATAGATTTATGTGAGCAAAGAGGCGACGACCCCGACTTTAATGAAATGCCACCGACTACCGAGGATTATCCTATGGAAGTTCAGGTGGCTTTTTTATTGCACGACCTTTTACCAGATCGCTGGGAAGGTATGAGTGGTTCTTATATGGGGAAAGATTTTTCTTGTATAGGAAGTCTATTTGATATATGGGAAGTAGAAGATAAAAAAAGTTGCTTGTATTTTATAAAGCATATTGAAGCAAGAAATACAAATAAAGTAAATAAATCTCAAGAACGAAAACGAAAAGCTTCCGAAAGTAAAGCTAAAGCTGGTGGAAAATCAGGAATTAACGTACAAGGCTAATGGCAAAAAAAGACGAAATAAAGATAAAGATTAATGTAGACGGCAAAGACATTGAACTTACAAAAAAGCAAGCAAAACAACTAGGTAAAGAGCTAGATAAAACAGGTACTTCTGCGCATTCTGCAGATAGACGCTTAAAAGGTGCTGCTCAGGCATCTTCAAACACAACTAAAAACTTCTCTAAGATGGCTCAGGGCATCTCAGGAGGACTTGTGCCTGCATATGCTACCTTAGCCGCTAATATATTTGCCATTGGAGCAGCTTTTAGATTTTTACAAAGTGCTGCAGACTTTAGAATATTAACACAAGGACAAGCAGAATACGCTACAAGAACAGGACAGAATTTAGCGATTATGACTAGAAATTTGCAGGCAGCTACAGACGGTCAGTTAGCTTTTGCAGACGCAGCTCAATCAGTAGCTATTGCTACAGCAGCGGGACTAAGTACAAAACAAATTAATGAGTTAGGTGTTGTTGCAAAAAACGCTTCACTTATGTTAGGTCGAGATCTAACAGATTCATTTAATAGGTTAGTAAGAGGTGCTGTTAAAGCGGAACCGGAACTATTGGATGAATTAGGTATTATTCTACGACTTGAAACTGCGTCTGAAAAATATGCATTATCTATTAATAAAACTAAAGACCAATTAAATATATTTGAAAAATCACAGGCAGTTGTAAACGAAGTTCTAGAACAAGGTTTAGAAAAGTTTGGAGCAGTTGATACTGCAACAAATGAATTAACAAAATTAGCAAAGGCATTTGATGACTTAGTAAACAATATTAAAAATTTAATTGGACCACTAGCAGAATTTATGGCATTAGCTTTATCTCAAAATACTGTTGCAACAGCAGGAGTAGGATTGCTAGCAGGAGGAAGTGTTATTAGCGCTTTAACCCCTAAGGTTACACAAATTGACGCACTTGGGATGCAAGCAGGGGCACGAAGTGGTATGCAAGGCATGTTGTCTGAAAAAGGCATGCAGGAATTCGGATCATTAGACAGTCCAAAAGCCATTGCAAGATTTGAACAAGCAATGACTCGTAAAAAATCGTCTTTCTTAAACTATTCTACCTTTGTACAACATGAAGGCAAAAGAATGGCTGCTATTTTGAAAGTTCAACAACATCAATCACAATTAGATTCTGCAGGTATGTTCAAAAGAATGTCACTTAACTGGAAAATTACAATGGAACTAATGATTGCGGAACATGGGGTAGCAATGGCACGAATCAAAATGGCAGGAAGAATGCTACTAAAAGGAATATCCTTTCTAGGATACCTGGGGTTATTTATAAGTTTAACAGCGATGGCAGTTCAATTTTTTAAATCTTCAGATGAAGCAGCAACAGCTTCTAGAAAAGCACAGAAAGAATTTGGGAACTTATTTCAAAAAAATGCAGACGATTTAGAAAAAATGGTTCTTGGAATGAAAACTTATGACTCTTTACTAACAAATGCATTAGTAAGCGCAAAAGCACTATCAAATATAGACTATAGTCAAGCTCAAGCAGCTTTTAAAGGCGGTTTAGGAGCAAACACTGTCAACGGTATATCAGGACAAAGCGGATTTGTGAATTTTATGGCAGGAATCGGAAATTATTTGGGCGCTGGAAATGAATTCAAAGACACTCTTAGTACCGACCAAGTAAAAGGAATGGAAGGAATAGTTAGTACTTTACAGTCTCAAATGCAGTTATTAGTAAAAGGAGGGGATGCTCATAACGAAATGAAAGGAATATCTGAAGGAATATCTGGAGTTTTAAAAGCTTTTAAAGATGGAGAAGGAGGCCCTAAAGAGTTCGAACAATTTATGGGATTTTTGCACGACCTATCCGAGGGAACTATTGCAAGCAGGTCAATGAATAATTTAGCTACTACAACCCAAATTATGACAAGTTCTGCTTCAGATTTTACTAAAGCTCTGAGCTCTTTTAAAACTCCACGAACTCAATTAACTCGTTTAACAAGTAATATAAATTCAGTAGGGGAAGCTCTTTCAGGGGTTGGGGAGGCTTTTGCACAAGGAAACATCAAAATGAAAATTGGAAAAGATGGAAAAGGTAGTATCTTTGATAAAGCAACAAAAGATATGTTAGCTACTTTTTTAAGTGATGACGAATTAGAAATGATGAGGAAAGACGAAGGAAGATTAAACATTCTTCAGTCAGAAAGAGGAGAAGAAGGAGGAGAAGCAGCTTTTGCAAAAGCCGGTGGAGACTTTATTACTACATACGGAGGACTAGTAGAAGCTGAAGCCGAGCGACTACACAAGATAGAAATGGGCATGATCAAGGGAAAACTTGAGCTACAAACGGAACTTCTTGATCGAACAATGGGTCAATCAAAAATGAGGGCAGGACAACTCGCAAAAGAAGGCAAAGTACTAGAACTTCAAAGACAACAAGCTGACATACAAATAATGCTAGAGGAGTTAGAAAGAAAGAAACTTACAAAAGACTCCGCACAAGTAGTACTAGAAACAGAAAAACTAAACAATATAAATGCTAAAATACGAAAAGCAAAAATGGAAGCGAGTGCTCTACATCAAGTGCAACAAGCATTCCGAGATTCTTTTGAGTCAAGTATGGCAACAGCTTTCCAAAGCATTATAGAAGGTACTTCAAACATGAAAGACGCTTTCTTAAGTATGACAAAATCAATACTATCAGCAATAGCACAAATACTTTCAAAACAAGCAGCTATAGCAATCATGGGAATGATACCAGGAATGCCTGGAATACCTATAGGAGGACCCGGAAGTAGAGAGGGTGGTATATTAAGTTCTCCTGGGTATCGTTCATTTGGAGGAGGCGGAGTAGCAGATGGACCAGACTCTGGGTATGCAGCAACACTTCATGGGACAGAAGCAGTCGTACCACTTCCAAACGGTAGAAGCATACCAGTAGAAATGTCAGGTGGAACAGGTGGAAACAATGTAACCGTAAATGTAAGTATGTCAACTGGAGAATCTTCTAGCACAGGAGATGGAGCCGATGCATATGAGCTAGGAAGAGCAATATCAACAGCAGTATCAAACGAAATATCAAAACAACAACGACCAGGCGGCACATTAAGCCCTTATTAATAGATTATGGCATTTGGAATATATAAAGCAGACAACGGAAATATAACAGGATTCTCTGCGCCTGTACAACCAGACAAAGGAATGGGACGAAGCACTACGTCCAGAGTTCTTTTAGCACAATTCGGAGATGGCTATGAACAACGATTAGCTGATGGAATTAATACTCTAAATCAAATTATGAATGTTAGTTTTACTACACGACCAAAAGCAGAAATAGATGATCTTGTTGCTTTTTTTGAAAGTCTTGGAGGAGTAAGCAAATTTAAATTTAACTTAGAAGATAGTAATGAAGGTTCAAATACAGAAACAATTTTATGTGTTTGCCAAGACTGGAATCAGTCTTGGGCGTATGAAAACTTCTATTCTTTAACAACAACTTTTAGGAGAGTATACGAGTCATGACATTAGTAAGTGATTTTCAAAAACAACAACCAGGGTCCGAACTTGTTGAGTTATTTGAAGTAGAAAAACTTGATGGTACGTTTGCCTATTTTACACAGGGAGAAGACTCAGATGGTTCTTCTTTACAGATGTATGATTATAGTTCAAATAGTACTTTAAGAACTTACGCTCCTTGCCCTATTACAATGGAAGGATTTGATATTAAAGCTACAGGAGCAATTACAAGACCAGTTTTTAATATTGCAATCATTGATAATACTTTTTCAACTGCCGTAGGCACAACAGACTATGATAAATTATTAGGTAAAAAAATAATTCGTCGTGTTACTTTAAAAAGATACTTACAAGGAGAAGCTTCTGATTCAGGATCAGGGAATAATCCAATTGAATTTACAAGACAAGTTTGGACAATATCAAAAATAAGCGCACGAGACGCTATAACAATTACATTTGAGTTAGCTGCTCCCTTTGACTTACAGGGTGTCACTATTCCAGCAAGAGAAATTGTATCAAATGCATGTCCTTGGGAATATACAGGAGCAAGCCCAGATTTAGCTGAGCACGCAAAATGCGGTGGGTGTAGTTGGGATCGACAAGGTAAATTTACTCGTCAAAATTATACTACTACAGGAACAGCAGCAAATGGAGTAGAGCATACAGTATATGTTACTGTAGACAATGAATATATTGTACCAGCAAGCGGAAGTTTTACAAATTATACAGCTGCAGCTGGGTCAGCTAGCTTCGCATTAGGAGCTTATATAACAACAACAGGAACAGCTGTCAAAGTAAACCCAAACGGCTCTTTAGCAGCAGGAACCTCTATATTAGAATATTGGATAGTAAATACTGCAGGAACAAAAACAGCACTAGGAACACCTGCGGATACAAATGCAAACTTTGACAGAGTAAGAGTACACCAAGGAGCGTACTCAGCAAGCACAACTTATAATGCTTTTACAGATGATAAATTAAATGATATTGTTACTTTTGCAAGTAGCGGGTTAACACATACTTGGAAAACAAAAGGCACTCATGCAGGAAATACTCCTGGCTTTAGTGATTTTTGGAAAAGAGCAGATGAATGTGGAAAAACACTAAAATCTTGTGGAAAACGCTTTGGCTTTTCACCTGCAGATGCAACAGCGGCAACATCAAGAGCAACAGCAGGAATCAATACTACAGTAACACTACCATTTGGAGCTTTTCCAGGCTCAAAGAACTT